ATCAAGGCCCCGATCTTCGTGGCACGGCAACTGGCCAAGCATCAGGTGGGCCTGTCGTGGAACGAGGTCAGCCGCAGGTACGTCAAGGTCACTCCCACCCTGTGGAAGCCCAAGTACCTCCGCAAGGCGGCAGAGAACGTCAAGCAGGGATCCAGCGACTTGGCCGTCACCAACGAGCGGTGCATGCTGGACATGATGTATGCCATGGAGATGGCCGTGAGAACTTACAACAACCTCATTGCCGAGGGCGTGTGCCCGGAGCAGGCGAGGGCCGTATTGCCTCAAGGAGCAAACACAGAATGGATCTGGACCGGATCTCTGTACGCATTCTTTCGCGTCGTCAAGCAGCGCATTCACGCAACGGCTCAGGCCGAGACAAGGGAAATTGCAGCGAGGATCGGTGTACGGTGTGCGAGGCAGTTTCCAAAGTCGTGGATCGCCCTGTGGGATGGATCGTCATGATCACCCGGAACATGAAGAGGATCGTTCTCAGCATCATCGAAGCCTCCAGGGACTTGGTCGATGCAAAGAAGAAGAAGCCGAGCCTAAAGAAGGACACCGATGTCGTCCGGGCTCTCGAAAGACTCGAACGGGCCGTTCAACGGCTGGACAGGATTGAGAATGCGCGCACGAAAGTTGACTGATATCCAGGTGGCAGAGATCCGCGAACTGGCGAAGACCAAGATCAAGAAGGTGGAGATCGCCCGGCAGTACGGCGTCAGTCCGCAGTTGATCTCCACGGTGGTTCGCCACGACTACGACAACCGTCCTCCCCGAGTCAGGGTGTGGAAGCGGGAAGACGGGATGGAGACATGGGAGTCGCTGGCCAGACAGTACAATGCCGACCACGACGACAAGATCACGCCAGCGCAGGCCAAGCAGATCCACGACAAGGCCATCCGGAAGATCCGGTGGTACTTCGAGGACCTGGGCCTGACCCGAGAAGACCTGCTCTAGACTCTATAAGGAGAACACAATGCGAGTTGCTTTTGACATCGAGACGAATCCCATCGAGGACTGGCTGGAACTGTCGGATCTCAAGGAGATCCTGTGCATGGCCGTCAGCATCGACGGTGCGGAGCCGAAGATCGTTCCCGTGACCGAGGGGCTGGAACTGCTGGACAAGGCAGACCAGATCGTCGGCCACAACATCATCTCCTTCGACCTTCAGGCCCTGCTCAAGTTGCATGGCTGGTATCCGAAGGATCCCGCCAAGGTGATGGACACCCTGGTGACCGCCCGGCTGCTGTTCACCGACCAGCGCGATCAGGACTTCCAGAATCCCCGGCTTCCCAAGGAACTGATCGGGAGCCATTCCCTCAAGGCTTGGGGCATCCGCCTTGGCGTCCTGAAGTCGGACTCCCCATCCTTTACGCACAACTCGACGGAACTCATGGAGTATTGCATACAGGATGTCCGGGTGACCAACGCCCTGCACGACCTGATCCTTGCCGACGCCACGTTCAAGGATGCGGCCAAGGCGATCCAGATCGAACACATGTTCGCCCGGATCATCCGAGCGCAGGAACGGCATGGCTTCCGCTTCGACGTTGCCAAGGCAGAGAAACTGCATGCGGAACTCAGGAAGGCGCTGCTGGACATCGAGTCCAAGTTGCAAGAGGTATTCCCGCCCAAGGTCATCAAGCGGGTCTCCGAGAAGACGGGCAAGCCCCTGAAGGACAAGATCGAGCCATTCAACCCGGGCAGCCGCATGCAGATCGCTGAGCGGTTCATCGAGAAGTACGGCTGGGAGCCCAAGGAACTGACCCCGGATGGACGCCCGAGGGTGGACGAGGCCGTGCTGGCAGACCTTCCCTATCCGGAGGCTCAGGTTCTCAAGGAGTACCTGTTGGTCCTGAAGCGTCTTGGCCAGTTGGCCGAGGGCGACGAGGCGTGGCTGAAGTTGGCCAAGAAGGGCCGTCTCCATGGCCGGGTCAACACCAACGGTGCCATCACCGGACGCTGCACCCACCGCAACCCCAACATGGCCCAGGTGCCATCGGAGTCTGCCTACCGCAGCCTGTTCCTCCCCGACAAGAAGCACGTTCTGGTGGGCGTCGATGCCTCCGGCCTTGAACTTCGTTGCCTCGCACATTTCCTCGGCAAGTACGACAACGGCGAGTATGCCAAGTCGATCCTCAGCGGGGACATCCATTGGGAGAACGCCAAGGCATTCGGCCTGACCAAGGATCCCGTGCAGGACAAGTCCAACCCCGACCACAAGGCAGCCCGGAATCAGGCCAAGGGTGCGATCTACGCGCTGATCTACGGTGCCGGGGACGAGAAGTTGGGCTTCGTGCTGGGAGGCGACAAGAAGCGCGGTCGTCAGGCCCGGAGGAATTTCGAGGCTGCCGTGCCTGCCTACCGACGCCTCAAGGAAGACGTTGCCGGGATCATCAGCCAGCGTGGGTACATCAAGGGCATCGACGGTCGTCCCTTGCGTCCGCGCTCGGAGCATGCGGCCCTGAACACCCTTCTCCAGTCAGCCGGGGCAGTCGTGATGAAGCAGGCTTGCATCAACGCATGGAACCGATTCCTGATCCACGGCCTTGATGTGATGCAGGTGGCCAGCATCCATGACGAATACCAGTTCACCTGTGCAACGGATGTTTCCCAGCAGGTAGGTAATATCGTCGTATGCGCCATTCAACAGGCGGGACGCGACTTCGGCTTCAGGTGTCAACTGGACGGAGAGTTCCGCGTGGGGGCCAATTGGGCCGAAACACACTGAACTCCTATGCGGCGGGGTTGCTCGATGGCGAGGGTTGCGTCAGGTGGAATGGCGGCCCCAGCGTCGAGGTGACCAACAAGCACGGAGGAGTCCTACAGCAGATGAGGGCCAAGTGGTCTGGCTCCATCCGCACCAAGGGAGACTGCGTGTTCGTATGGACGCTGTATGGACGCAAGGCAATCCAGTTCCTAGAAGACGTTGCCCGGTACTCGATCATCAAGCACCCCCAGATCGTGGAACTGTTTGCTGCCTGCGCCACGACCGATCCCGCCAAGCGCAGCCTGCACATCAACACCCTGAAGAGGCTCAAGCATGTCTACGCCGATTGAGTTCATGGAGACGGACGAACTGCTGCACGAACTCAAGAAGCGGTTCGACGAGATGATGTTCATCGGATTTCAGTCCAAGACATCATCGTCCGACAGTTACAGCATCTCGGTCAAGTCAACGCTCCACGGATCGTTCGGCCTGATCGAAATCCTTAGTCGGGCTGCGGAAGCCCAAGCGGAGGAATGAACATGGCACGGAAGTCAACGCTGCTGATCGATGGGGACATCCTGGTGTACTCCATCTGCTCGGCCACCGAGTACGTCGCACGGTTCGACGATGAGACGGACGTTGCGTTCGGGAACATCGGTGAGGCGCTTGCTATGTGCGACGACATGGTCTCCAAGTGGATGACCAAGTTGAACGCCGAGTTCTGCGTCATCGGGTTCACGGGCAAGGACAACTACCGCAAGAAGGTGTACCCGCAGTACAAGGCCCATCGAAAGGCTTGTCGCAAGCCCTGCGGCTACAAGCCCGTCAAGGAGCGGCTGGGTGGGCTGTACGCGATCAAGGAAGAGCCTGCTCTTGAGGGTGACGACATCATCGGCATCTTGCAGACCGAGGGCTCTTACAACAACAGCATCATCGTCTCCAGCGACAAGGACTTGAACTGCATCCCCGGCTGGCTCTGGAACCCCGACAAGGACGAGGAGCCACGGCTGATCACTCCCGGCGAGGCTGACCGGAATTGGCTGATGCAGACCCTGACGGGCGACAAGACGGACGGCTACCCGGGACTGGAGGGAGTTGGCCCGGTGACCGCCGCGAAGATCCTGAAGGAGGGAACCTGGGCCGAAGTCCAGGCTGCCTACGAGGCGCACGGATACAACCTCGAATATGCCTTGGCTCAGGCCCGATGCGCCCGGATCCTGAGGCACGGCGAATACGATTGGGACACCAAGGAGGTCAAACTATGGAAGCCATGAACCGCACCCGTCTGCTGGCCATTCACAAGGAACTGACGGACGAGGCCCGTGCCCTGTCCGAGCGCAAGAACCATGACTACTCCGGTGGCAAGGACGATTCGCACCCGTTCCTGAACTTCACCCGGTGCGAGGCCATGGGCATCTGCAAGACCGAGGCAGGCATCATGGTGCGCCTGACCGACAAGATGTCCCGGCTGTCCACCTTCATCACCACGGGCGAGTTCAAGGTGAAGGACGAGGCAGTCAAGGACACCGTCCTCGATGTCATCAACTACGTGGTGATCCTGTACGCCTACATCCAGAGCAAGAAGAATGAGCAATGAACAGACATCTAAGGAAGGCTTTGGCGTCCCTGTGCCCCGGATCCCCGAGGACATGGTCGTCTTCCTGAACCGGGTCTTCCCCGAGCGGTGCGCTGAACTGGACGACTCCGTCAACCAGATCTTCCATCGTGCAGGCCAGCGATCCGTCGTCCGGTTCTTGAACCGCCTATTCGAGGAACAGAACGAAAATGTGCTTTAGTCGCCCCAAGCCGCCGCCCCCGCCAGCCCCGGTGAACCTCGGGACTGCCCCGCAGATCCCCAACATCGTGTCTCCGGTGACGACGCAGGCAGGCCCCCGGATCCCAAAGGAAGCCCCCGCAGAGAACCCGCTGCTGATGCGGCGTGGCAAGCGTGGCCTTGTGATCCCAATGATCAAGCAGGAAGCCTGACCCATGAGCGAAACGGCCAAGGCGCTGTACCTCCGTCTGGAGAACCAGCGATACTCGTACCTCGAACGGGCCCGTGACTGTTCACGGCTGACCTTGGCCCATCTCATGCCCGACGAGGGCGACAAGACGGCCTACAAGTTCCCCACCCCGTGGCAGGCCATCGGTGCGCGTGGCGTGAACAATCTGGCGTCGGCCCTGTTGCTGTCGCTGCTGCCGCCGAATGCCCCGTTCTTCCGGTTCATCATCGACCCGCAGGCGGTCAAGAACCTGGAGGCCATGTCTCCCCGGGCCAAGGGCGAGGCCGAGCAGACGCTGTCCGAGATGGAACGCCTGGTCATGCGGGAGATCGAGGCCCAGAACATCCGGGTGGCCCTGTTCGAGGCCCTGAAGCAACTGATCGTCACGGGCAACGTGCTGATCTACTTCCCCGACGAGGGCCCGATCCGTGTGCTGCGGCTGGATCGATTCGTGGTCAAGCGCGATCCCATGGGCCGTGTGCGGAAGATCGTGATCAAGGAGAACGTGGCCCCGGCCATGCTTCCTCCCGATGCGGCTTCCATTGCCAAGACCTGCATGTGCGCCCATGAGGACACGGTGGAGATCTACACCTGCTGCCATGTCCTGCCCGAGGGCAAGATCGAGGTCTACCAGGAAATCGGGGGAGTAATCCTGCCTGACTCGGTTTCGACCTACTCCGCAGAGAGAAACCCCTTCCTGGCCCTGAGGATGAACCGCGTCGATGGCGAGGACTACGGTCGCTCCTACGTCGAGCAGTATTACGGCGACCTTGTTTCGCTCGACAGCCTGTCCCGCAGCATCGTCGAGGGATCGGCTGCCATGGCCAAGGTGCTGTTCCTGGTGAATCCAACGGGCAGCACCCGGGCCAAGAAACTGGCCCAGAGCCCCAACGGTGCCATCGTGGAAGGCAATGCTGCCGACGTTACGGTGCTTCAGGTGCCCAAGGCCGCCGACATGAGCGTGGCCCTGAACACCATGAACGCCATCACGGAGCGGCTGAGTTACGCCTTCCTGCTGACCGAGGCGTCCATCCGCAATGCGGAACGGGTCACCGCCGAGGAGATTCGGCTGGTCACCCAGAGCATCGAGCGCCAACTTGGTGGCATCTACAGCCTGCTGTCGCAGGAGTTCCAGTTGCCCCTTGTGAACCGCATCATCGACCGCCTGACCAAGGCCAAGAAGATGCCCAAGTTGGACAAGAACTACATCACCCCCACCATCGTCACCGGAATCGACGCCCTGGGTCGTGGCAATGACCTGAACCGCCTGGATATTTATCTCCAGGGAATTGCACAGGTTCTTGGACCGGGAGGAATTCAGCAGTATATTGACTTCCGGGAATACCTGAACCGCCGTGCGGCCTCGCTCGGGATCGAAACGGCTGGTCTTGTGAAGTCGGAAGAGCAGATCGCTCAGGAACAGCAGATGGCAATGCAGCAGCAGTTGCTGGCCATGGCTGGGCCGCAAGCCGCCAAGACCACAGGCAACATGATCGAGCAGCGAATGCAGCAACAGTAATGTCCAACCATCAGCAAGTCACCATCGTCCGAGATACCGCAGAGTCGAACCGCGAGGTGGATGCCCTGGCTCAGGCCCAGGTTGAAGCCGAAGCGCCTCCGCAGGAGACCGCTCCGGAACAGACCGAGCGTCCTCAGTGGCTGCCGGAGAAGTTCAAGGATCCGGTGGAACTGGCCAAGGCTTACTCCGAACTGGAGAAGAAGGTCGGTTCCAAGACCTCGGACTTCAGCGGTCTTGAGCAGTACTCACAGGAGTTCGCCCAGAAGGGGGATCTCAGCGAGGAGTCGATTCAGGCCATCGTCGGCATGGGCCTTCCCGAGCCGCTTGTCCGGGCCTATGTCGATGGTCAGAAGGCCGTGATGGACTCGAACATCAACTCTGTCATGGAGACCGCCGGGGGCCGCGACCAGTACACCGCCATGGTTGAGTGGGCCGGAAACACCTTCCCCGAGGCCCAGATCGATGCCTTCAACAGCATCATCGAGAGCGGCAACATGAGCGCCATCCAGATGGCCGTGTCCGGGCTCAAGGCTCAGTACCAGCAGGCCAACGGTTCCCAGGGTCGCCTGATCCAGGGTGAGACCACGGGCCCTTCTGGTGGTGCGTTCCGCAGCGTGGCCGAGATCGTCTCCGCAATGAAAGACCCGCGCTACGCGAAGGACCCGGCGTACCGCAAGGATGTCGAGCAGCGGGTCGCCCTTTCCAACGCACTCGGAGTCAACCGATGAACAAGCCCAAGAACTTCAAGACCACCGCCCTCGGAATCGCCACCATCGTGACCGCCATTTCCTCGGCAGTCATGGCGATCTTTGACGGCGATCCGGCCACCAACTTCGACATTGCCGCCATCGTGGCCGCAGTGACCGCAGGCATCGGCCTGATCTTCGCCAAGGATGCCAAGGAGTGATCGGCTGGGTTGACCAGATCATCACTGCAATCCTGAGATTCCTGGAACGCCTCGCTTCTAAGGAAACATATGCGAAGGATGCTGATCCGACTGCTGGCGGGATGCGTGATCGCTTCTGGAACCGGGTGTGGCACCACCGTCGTGCTGGTTCCAGAGGGGACTCCGGTCCAACTGGCTGAACCCGTCAAAGCGCATGTGTTCGTCACGCAACAGGACGGGACCCGAGTCAAATCGGTGAATCGCGTTGAGATCCCCGCCGGATGGTGGACTGCTCACGTTCCTGAACCTGGATCGATTCAACCGTAACCAAGAGCCTCCCTGAGAAATCGGGGAGGTTCAATTCTTTCCCCTGCCTTGAGATGGGGCGGGGAGATGTCGCCATGTCGGCCCCTTGCGAGGGACAACCACGGA